TTAATGTTAACTCTTCCATCAATTCCTCATAGATTGTTTCAAGAATCATTTCATTTTGAATGGTGCTCATTAGTTAGCACCAGACTGGGGATGACGGTTTTCATCCTGATACTTTGGTTGAAAGAGTCTATTCATCTTGTTTGAGATGGAATTCATCAAGTCTGCCTCCTTGTCACCGTAATCTTGATAGTCAGCAAGGGCAGAATCAATTGCATCCCATTCAGCATCGGTGAAAAACTCTTTGACGATTTCCAAATTGGTTGCTGTTGGCATAATGCACTCGTTTGTCTACTCTCTTATAATACACGAAAAAACCCCCAAATGGGGGTTTAGTGGACACTTATTTAATTGACACCCTTTCAGGCACTTTAATGTCCAAATTCTGTAGAATGTTAACTACAAACTTTTCAAGGAAAAGTAAAGGAAGAACAATTAAATCAAATCCTCTTAATTGAGTTAAATCAGAAAGGGATTTAGTGTCCTCAGTAACAACAACTGGCGATTCAGTTTGTGTTACTTTTTCCTCAACATTAGAGGAAGGTTGTGGAGTTTCAGTCACGGTATCATTTTGATGAATTTGTGTATATTTAGTCACAGATTCAGCGGAAACAACTTTTTTTGTGACTGGGAGTTTAGTTGAAGTCTTACGTGTTCTACGCTTGCGGGGTGTGGCAGTTGTAGAAGCGGTTGACTTAACAGGCATAAAACGCTAATGCGGGTTTACTCTCCTATTATACCTGCACAGGGTTGACAATCTCGCTAATGTAACGAAATTGTTGTAAAAAAGTCCAGTTTGTCAATTGTCATTTGCCCAGTATTTAAATGCTAAAGATATAAGAGAGAAAAATATAATCGGAGGAACCCAAAATATCCAATGAAGTAATAAGAATTGAACTAATTGTATTGTACCGCTAATAACAACTATTACGCCACCAATACACAATAAGGCAACAATTCCACATCCATCATCATCACTTTGCCTTACAACATTTCCACTTGTTTCATATATTTCCTTAATATCATCCGCCTTTCCGTGATACTGTGCTTCTGCTTGACTCTTTGCTCCCACAATAGTATTAGCGTAGACAGTAACATATTGTTCCCCAACATGTAAGTCGGGAGATACAACTCTAACGCGCCACTTTGCCATAATTAGAACCTCCTAGAAAGGAAATTGTGATAAGAGAAAATACTACGGTTAATGATTTTAAACATCCCACAATCATTAGTCATAACATAACCTTCATGCCCACATTCTTCCTCACCAATGTAACAATCAATCTCATCATATCTTTCAATATAAGCAAACATATCTAATTTAATTGACTGTACTAATTGCCATAAACGCAGCACATTTATATCGCATTTGTTATCATGTGCTAGTGCTTCTAATGTTATATCATCTATCTCTAATCCTTCCCTAATACATGCATTTAATTGCCTCTTAATCCTAGTAACAGTCTTACTCTCAGGAAATTCACATAATGTAGACATTTGCCTCGCAAACTGGCACAAGTCTTCTATATCATCTCTATTATCTGCTATTGTTACATCAGGTTGAACAAATTTACACTGAGGTGTATCTAAAATGATAAAATCCATTGGAGATGCAACCGCATTGCGTAAATCATCCTTTGCTGTATATACAGTATGAGGCGCAATTACGATTTCCTGTTGAACTTTATCTGGGAAATAGTATCTGATGGTATTAGGATAGAAACTATCAACGCCACCAAAACCGATGAAATCACCTTGGTAGATACTACTTGTAACAGGAAGATTATCAAGACACTTATGCAGAATATCTGCCACTTTTCCTTGATGGTTTCTATCAATATCGGTATGGTTATGGTTGATTTTGATGAGTTTTTTGTTGAAGACACTTTTTGTTCCTACGAAAAATTTATTGTTAGCGGGGTTAGTTCCCCATACGATTGCTGGCGCACCGTCAATCTTTGCTGAAATGTGACTATCGGAGATAAACCAGTCTAACACGGTTAAATCCCCGTTTAGGATGGCATCTTCAGGATGTTCGAGGTGTGTGTTTTTCATACCTCTATTATACACAAAAATACCCCTTGCGGGGTAAAATGTGGACACTTTGCCAAGTGGTTAGCATCCCTTTTAAAACTTTATATAATCTTCTGAACAAACCATACAAAGGTATGTATAATAAAGTTAATTTTCACACTCTGAATAATGTGACGGTTTTTGACATTTTCTCTTTTTAACGAATTTTAATTGATTCCAGTTAGATTCAAAACATAATACTAATGTATGAATCATTTCATGTTGATTATCATTTTGGGAATAAGTACATGAGGGTTTAGGTTTAACTCCAGTTTCTATAGTAATATATCGCTGATGTACTGTAAACCCTTTTCTTTCTTCTAAAGGTGGACATTTAAAGTAAACCCAACCTTCTATAACTCCATATTTGCCTTCATCCCAAATAACATAGTCATTTACTTCGGGAATATAAGACATTGTTACATATCTACAGGGATATATCCCGTTTCTTTGGCATCAGTAGGATAACGTGGATCATCTTGTAAAACTGCCATCAATCGCTCAGGTGCTACACCTTGTCGTTGATATTCTGTTAAAGAAGCGTCACATTGCTCTTTAGTCAACATTTGTGCTCTATTTTCCACTAAAAACCATCCTGATGTAGATAGTTCCATAATCTTGTAAAGTTTTTCTTCAGTCATGGTTCCTTAGTAATAAATTAATTTTAACCTATAAGTAATTTATTGTCAATGTGGATTATACCAATTCATTAACAATACAGTGACAATAATACCAATTACGACCCCTACTCCCATCGCATAAACAACAATCATACTACAAATTCCTCCAAATAATAATCAACAGTGATTTCAAGTTTTGATGCTTCAACTTCACAATCAGCGATAAACTCCTCGATAAGTTGATCGGTTTCATTGATAGGTTGTTCAGTCATTAGAATCCTCCTTGCAGGTACATGCTGTAATTAATGGTTTTAATTTGTTTAAACATGATTGATTTAATTCTGGTTGTTCACCATCACTAGCACCTAGCAAATAAACTAGGTGCTTAATCTCATTCTTAGTAAGATTAACAATCATAAAGAAACAGGTGATGGAATTATTTCTATATTAGGAGAACCTTCCCAACTTCTTACATTATAACACGTCCATTCACCATTGAAAATATATACAAACTCGGTATCACTTTCTTTTCCATACTTTAAATATTCATCAATATTGTCATGCTTAACTGGAAGATTATCCTCGATACTTTCACCGCGCTCAGTATAATAGAGTGGACTTAATTCCCGTTTCTCATCTAAGTCCCATCCATCATCTGTCCACACTGATGACATATTGCCACCATCAATTAGTTCAGCAACTTTATCCGGTGTGTTAAAGTTCTCTACTAAATGAACACCAACATACTCAGGATAACCATCCCAATGACAATAAACGGAAAGAATTGAATCATCAGAAAGTCTTAAACCGATCCGTGAACGAGTTCCCATAACTGCTTTGGTTGAATACTCTTTAATAATACCCGATTTTGAAGGTAAATGGGAAAAAAGTGGACACTTCTTTAAGTGGTACTCCTTCCCTTATTCATTACATAAAATGGAGTAAATTAACATCACTTTCACTTAATCGACGATTTGCTATCTTAATATAATTATCATCTAAATCTATTCCTACAAACTTTCTATTCTCCTTCATACATGCTACTCCAGTGGATCCACTTCCACAGAAAGGATCTAACACTAAAGTATTTTCAGGTGAGTATATTCTAATAAGATATGACATCAAATCCACGGGTTTAACAGTTGGATGATTATTATCATCTCCCTTTTCTTTTCGGGTTGCTCTAGGCGCATAGAAGTACCGCTGATGCTCACTTTGTACCTCACCTATTATATTTGAGGGATATCTACCTTTTGGATTTGCATCAACAGTTCCGAATTCTTTTTGGGTTCCTGTAGTTTTGCCTTCACGTCCAAATGTACGCCGACTATTACCACTTTTCACCCAACCTGTAGGAGGTTTTTTATCCCAAGGTATTCTAGTATTTTCACTATCTATTAACCCACATCCCCATTTTTCATGGTTATGTTTCAATGAACCTTCATAAGGTTTTTGTGCTACTACTATAGGTTCATGTGCGGGTTTTAATCTATTATGCTTAGGCATCTTGGTGGTTGTCATCCAAAATATCATATCTTTAATAGTAAATCCTGCATCCTCTATATTAATCGCAAGTCTATGATATAAGGTAGGATCACAAAATGCCAAGCAAAAAGCACCTGGACGCAAGGTTCTATAGACTTCTTTCCATATACTTAAGGGAGGAATATTATAGTCCCATTGATCCATCCCTATACCATAAGGAGGATCAGTTATACAACTATGAAAAAAGTTCTCCCCATAAGTGGAGAGAACTTGTTGACACTCACCATTGATGATTGAGTACTTTTTGCTCACATCTTTCTCTATCATTATGGGTGAAATAATCTTTCTTTCCTGCTCCATTTTGTACATACATGTTACGAATGTAGAAATCAAAACCTCTATCATCTTCCCATTCTGGGTCTTGCTGATATTCAACAAGAACTTCATTTAATCTACTAAGTAAACCTCTGTAGAGATCTCTCTTAGTTTCATGTACAATATCGTCAGCAAAGAAGATTGTAGTTTCATTATACCTCTTACTAGAGAAAATGTAAACTACTCCTTTTTTTGGCAAACCTCCATTATATGTGGGATAAGTTTGCTTAGAAGATTTACACTCAATATCAACAGTTTTGCCGTTCTTAAGTGTTACTCTAAAATCAGGACTTGCTTGAATCCCATTAGGTTGAGCAACATAATCAAATCCATGTTTAATTAACAATTCCTCTACTTGTTTCTCATGTAAAGGATTATCTTGAGAATTGGACTTGTATGGAAGGTCTAAGACTTCCTTAAAAAATTGGTTCATTTATTCTCTAACGCTAGGCGTTAGTTGAAAAGAAATAGGTGAGAGAAACAAAAAACGGGGACAGTGCATTACTCTTTCAGTCATGT